CGCTACTCTACGCAAGGACCCTAGGTTGTTCTTCTTCTTCTTAGACACAATCGCCATTTCAGGCGCCAATACCATCTGCATTTTGTTAGAAGGCATTGTTCTTTTAAATCTTTTACTGAAAGTACACCAGCCGGTGGATTTTCGAGTAATCGTCGGCAGCGCAGACGAATCTCGGTTTCTAATGTAGGAAACCGAGAAGCGCTCGTTGCTGATGCGGTTATTCGAAGATCGTCCAACTGATGTATGGCCCTTCTTTTGTGTGTGAGCTACCTGGACTAATGATATGGATAAATCATTAGAGGCCCCCCGGTAGTTGAGGTTCCATTTCGTGATACCACCTACCTATCGGTCTATCACTAACATGAAATCTATGCATTGCAAACTCGGCCTCTAGAGCTAACTGTTCGTCAGGTGTGAGCCCAAAAGCAAAATAAAAGGAACACCGAGCTTCAGCCGATATGGGCACATTCTTGTAGGACAATCCTGCACTCAATCTTTTGAACCCGGTGTTATCCATATGGTCATCTACATTGTTGCGTTTACTAGATGCCTGACCTACAAAACATTCGTAAAATCTCGGCCAGACAGGCACCCCATCAGTCAACGCTAAACCCCCTTCACGCACAGCATGTAACCAAGTTGCACGGTGTGTTTCGTGAGTGATGTCGCAGTTAGCCGTGAGGTCCTTTGCCATGGCCCTAAGAGGGTCTCTAACCATAGTCCAACCCCTATCTGTGTACACTGGATGAGTTTGGCAGAATTCAATAGCCTCCAAACAATAAACAGGTTCCTCCACCTTCATTGTGAAGCCCATATCCAAGAACCACCCAGGGAGTGAGGACATGATATGGAGGTGTTTGCGCTCCACAACCACGACACTGTCATCCCCGTTGTTGGCCACCCAGAAGGACTTCGTGGACAACCCCTGCTCTGTTAGGAAAGCATAAATCATTGCGCACATCAAAATGATATTCCCACTACTAGTGTTCATATCCCCAGACATACGTCTACCAACACAAATATACCTAATGCTACCCCCTTGAGTTCTAGCTACTACCCGGTTGGTAATCTGCATAACCAATAATCTCTTAAGTGCCTTCCTATGGGCTTTAGGAACAAACTTAAGCCACTGACTATGTTCCCACTTAAGGGCCAAATCACTAACGTGCTGGTCGAATCTACTAGCATCCATACCCAC